CGCTGGCCAGCGCCGCCGGGCCACGTTCGCGCGTGGTCCGGCTGTACCACGCAGGGAAGGGGGTCTGATGGCCCGCCATTTTCCGACGCTGACACGTAACGGATTTGTCCTGCCGTCCAACATCAAGGCCAGTTACGAAGGCGCTGGTGAAGGCCGTCGATCCGCTGGCTGGGACGCTCCCGACAACGGGATCAACAGCATCAACACCCCGGCACTGCGCAATTTGCGGTCGCGCTCCCGGGCAGCGGTTCGCAATGATCCGTATGCCTTCAACGTGATCGACAAGCGCGTCAGCAACCTGATCGGCACAGGCATCACCCCTCGGCCGACGACCGACGACGATGCCTTGCGCAAACTGCTGCAGGAGCTGTGGGGGGATTGGGTTGATGAGTCGGATGCGGATGATCGCACCGACTTCTACGGCCAGCAGGCGCTGGTAGCACGCACGGTTGAAACCTCGGGCGAGTGCTTCGTACGGTTGCGTCCGCGCGGGCTTGATGAAGGCTTGGCCGTTCCGCTGCAGCTGCAGATCCTCGCACCGGAGTTTGTGCCGCACGACAAATTCGAGAGCACCAAAAACGGCAACGTCATCCGAGCCGGCATCGAGTTCACCCCGGGCGGCAAGCGGGTGGCGTACTGGATGTACCTATCGCATCCCCGCGATGCAGCCTCGCTGAACGCCGGCTACAACCAGTTGATCCGCGTGCCGGCGGCTCAGGTGCTGCACATTTTCGAACCGGTGGAGCCTGGTCAGTTGCGCGGTGTGCCGCGATTATCGCCGGTGCTCAAACGCCTGCGCAGTCTGGACAACTACGACGACGCGGTGCTGTTCCGTCAGGAAGTGGCCAACCTGTTTGCCGGTTTCATCAAGCGTCCGGCGCCGGAGTCGGGGCAGACGCCACGAGATCCAGTCACCGGCGCCTTGCTGGATCTGGATCGCGACGGTTTCACCCCGATGGTCGCGCTCGAACCCGGCACCATGCAGGAACTGGGGGCAGGCGAGGAGGTTGAGTTCTCCAAACCGCCGGACGCGGGCAACAACTACCCGGACTTCATGCGTCAGCAGTTGATGGCTGCGGCAGCGGGATCGGGTACGCCTTACGAGATCCTCACCGGCGACATGCGCGGCATCAACGACCGAGCTCTGCGGGTGGTACTCAACGAGTTTCGGCGCCGTCTGGAACAACTGCAATTCAGCGTGTATGTGCATCAGCTCTGCCGTCCTGTACGGGCGGCATGGATGGACATGGCGGTGCTGTCTGGCGTCCTGGCGCTGGACGATTACGCACAGAAACGCCGCCAGTACCTGCGTACCCGTTGGGTGCCACAAGGCTGGGCCTATATCCAGCCGGTACAGGATGTGCAGGCACGCCGGATGGAAGTACAGGCCGGTTTTTCTTCTCGCAGCGAGATGGTGCTGCGCACCGGCTACGACGCCGAAACGGTCGATCTTGAAAACGCCGCCGATCTGGCACGGGCCACAAAACTGGGCCTCAATTACAACACCCTTGATGCCGTCGAAGACAACGACGACAAGGAGCAACCATGAGCAAACAAGCGCGACCGCGCATTTACAACCGCGCAGGCAAGCGTGTCGAAGTTCAGGACAAGACCTGGTACGCCCTGCAGTCCAGCGGAGAGACCACCGAGCGAGTGATCGAGGTTTTCGTCTATGGAGAGATCGGCGCGTGGGGCATCACTGCCAATCAGTTCGTGCAGGATCTGCGCGCCATGGATGATGGTGTGTCTCCGGTGGTGGCCGCGTTCAATAGTATCGGCGGCGACCTGTTCGACGGTCTGGCCATGCACAACGCGCTGTCGCGGTTGGGCGAGCGCTGCACCGGTCGGATCGATGCGCTGGCAGCGAGTGCCGCGAGTGTGGCCGTGTGCGGTGCACACCGGGTGGTGATCGCTTCCAACGCGATGTTGATGATTCACAACCCGTGGACCTACGCCGCCGGTGATGCGGAAGACTTTCGCAAGGTGGCTGATGTCCTTGACCAGACCATGGAAGCGATTATCGCGGCCTACAGGGCTAAGGCACCGAGCATCGACGAGGTCGAGCTGCGGCGTCTAGTGGCGGCTGAAACCTGGCTGACCGCCAACGAAGCGGTGGCATTGGGGCTAGCCGATGAAGTGGGCGACGGCGTCAAGGTCAAAGCCTGTCTCGGTCAAGGCGCGGCGCTGCAACGATTCCAGAACGCACCGGCTGAATTGCTGGCCCAGCTGGATGAGCCACCCGAGCCAGATCCCGAACTCGAACCTGTCGAGCCACCTCTGGTGCCGCCTGTAGTCGACTCGGCCAAGTTGGCACTGATGATCACTCAGCGGTGCACGGCGGCGGGCATCAGCAACCTGATCGAGCCGCTGCTCAAGTCCACCCAGCTTGAAAGTGAAGAGATTGTTTTGGCGGGTCTGGCACGCGCCAAAGCGATTAACGACCTCTGCGTGGCCGCGCGCCTGCCTGAATTCAGCGCCGAGTATGTCGCGGCAGGTCTGGATGCGCCGGCGGTGCGGGCGCGTCTGTTCGACAAAATTGTCACCAGCGGTAAGGGTTTCGAAATCGACAACAGTCTGCCGCTGGCGGACGACCCGGCGCCCAAGGTGCTGGCCAAACAACCTGACCCCAACTCGATTTGGGCTGCTCGCCAAGCGGCTCAAACTGGAACCGCGCGCGGCGCGAAAGGAGTACAAACATGACCATCAAACGGGAACCAATACACGCAGGTGAATTCCTGCTGTCCGAGGGCGCCGGCACGATCTCGCGCGAAGCGATCAATGTCGCGGCGGGTGCAGCATTGTGGCCGGGACAAATTCTCGGTCTGGGGACCGCCACCGGCGAATTCGCACCGTACAACCCAACGGCAGAGGACGGTACTGAAAACGCTGTCGCCATTCTCTACGGCCCGCTGGGTGAATCCGACGTGGTGCGTCGCGGTCGAGCCGTGGTGCGGTTGGCCGAGGTCAGCGAAGCGCATTTGACCGGCCTCGATCTGGCCGCCGAGAAAGCACTCGCCACTCACTTCGTGATCGTCCGCTAAGTCGATCCTTCTTTTGTATGCATCCCGCCGCGTGCGGGATTTTTCGTTTCTGGAGAGTACCCATGGCCGATATCGCCATTTTTGACGACGAAGCATTTACTGTCACTTCGCTGACCGCTGCACTCAATGATCAACCCTACCTGCCGGGCCGCATCAGCGCCTTGGGCCTGTTCCGCGAGGAAGGCATTACCACCCTGACCGTGCAGATTGAAAAGGACGGTGACACCTTGGCGCTGGTGCCTGCTGGTGAGCGCGGTGGTTCTGGCCTGGTGGTTGCTGCGAGCAAGCGTAACCTGATCCCGTTCAACACCGTGCACCTGCCGGAGCGTTTCACCATCAAGGCGGATGAAATCCAAGGCATTCGCGCCTTTGGTACTCGCACCGAACTGCAAGCGGTGCAGGATGTGGTCAATACACGCCTGGCTAAAGCGCGACGTCAGTTGGATGCCACGCATGAGTTTCAGCGCATGGGTGCGCTGAACGGTGTGATCCTTGATGCCGACGGTTCGACTGTCTTATTGAACCTCTACGAGCGCTTCGGCGTGGAGCGTCAGAAGCTGTCCATGGGCCTGAACGATCCAGACACGGAGCTGCGCGTTCAATGTGTCGAGGCCTTGGACATGCAAGAAGACGCGCTCGGTGCCGTGACCAGCACGGGTTCGCGCGCGTTTTGTGGCAAGCATTTCTGGAACAAACTGATCGTCCACGAATCGGTAAAAGAAACTTACCTCAACAGTCAGCAAGCGGCTGCCTTGCGCGGTGATGCACGCGAAAGCTTCGAGTTCGGCGGCATCATTTGGGAGCGCTACCGTGGCAAGGTAGCGGGCGTGTCTTTCGTCCACGACGATAAGGCTTTGCTGATCCCCGAAGGCGTGCCGGATCTTTACATCTCGGTGTTCGCTCCGGCCGATTACATGGAGACCGTCAATACCCAGGGCATTCCTTACTACAGCAAGATCGAACCGATGCAGTTCGGCAAAGGCATGGCTGGCGAGGCGCAGTCGAATCCACTGCACCTTTGCACTCGACCCCGCGCCCAGATCCTGCTGGAACTCTGACCGTGGGCTTTCGCGATCTGATCGCCGAGGTCGACGCGGTGGTGTTCGAAACCCTGGGCGATACCGCACGGATCGAGGGTCGCGATGAGCCAGTGTTCGGCATGTTTGCCGCGCCCTGGCTGCAACCCAAGTTCGGCAAGCTCAACACTGGTTTACGCGAGCCGCGTTTCGAGATCCGCGTTAGTGATTCGCAAGGTCTGGAACAGGGCATGCTGGTCAGCGTCGACTTGCCTGCTTTGGATGGCGGCGGTGACTACGATCTGCTGCAACTGGAGCCGAGCGGAGACGGTTTGGTCGCTTTGATCTTGAGGATGCGAGCATGAGCGTCGGCAGTTATTACAAAGCCTCGGCCAGTGGCGGGATGCTCACGATTCAGTCTTCGGCGGCAGATCTACAAGCCTTTGAAGGTTTCGCTGCATTGGTGCCGAAGGCTGCCGCTGCTGCTCAGCGTCGAGCCATTAACAAAACGTTAGGGTGGCTGCGCACTCACATCGCACGGGCGGTTGGCCGGCAAGAGCGCATCGCCGTAGCCGCGGTGCGTCAGCGCTTGCGCAGCTACCCGGTCGCCGGCAGAGCCGCAAGCGGCAAATTGTGGTTTGGACTGAATGCCATTGAGTCCAGCCGGATCGGTCGCGCACGGCAAAACGTCAGCGGCGTGTCAGTGGCGGGGCGCCGTTATCAAGGCGCTTTCCTCAAACAGGTCTACGGCAACAAGCCCGATATCTGGATCCGTACCGCAAGCAAGCACTTCAATTCGGACGACTACCCCGATACGACAGCGTCGGCGAGGGGCGGTGCCAGTTCTGGATGGGTCGCGGAAAACGGCAGTCGCTTTCCACTGGCGAAGGCCAAGGTGTCGCTTGAGCATGCACGGCCGCACTTCGACGCGTGGGTCAACCGCGCCCATGCTCGCTTGCTGGAGATCCTGCAGCAGGAACTGAACTTTGAGTTTCAAAAGTACCTGAAGGGGACGGCCAATGTCTGACGAACCATTCACCCTCGACGAGCTTTATCAGGCAATCGAACAGCAGCTGTCGAGCCATCTTCCAGGTGTCAAAGCAGTCACGGCATGGCCCAACATCAAGGATCGCATTGCGCTGCCTGCAGTGTTCATCGAAATGGCAGAAATGGAACCCGGTACTGACATCGGTACCGGTCAGACCTCGTTGATCTGCAGGTTCGAAGCGCGGATCATCGTCGACCCCATTCGTGCGCAGCATTGTCAGCAGGCCGCACACTTGGCCGCGCAACTGGCGGTGTTGTTGCGCCTGCAAACTTGGGGCGTCGCGGTCGAGCCGGCCGAGTTCGTACAGGCCATGCAGGACTGGACTAAACCGGAGCTCGATGGCTACACCGTGTGGGTCGTTGAATGGACCCATAAGCTGTATTTGGGTACAGAGGAATGGCCTTGGTCGGATGATCCAGCCGAGTTTCCAGAGAATGGCGGCTTTCCGGTGGAAGTTGTGTTGGCGCCGGAAGATTCGCCATGAGCTACGCCAGTGCAGAGCATGACCGCATGATTGCGGCGATGCTGATGCCGTGTGTGGTGGTGGGTGTGGATCTGCCGGCGGGAACGGTGCGGGTGTCGAGTGGTGAATGGACAAGCGCCTGGGTGCGCTGGCACAGCCTCGCCGCCGGCAAGGCGCGGCACTGGCGCGCGCCGAGTCCTGGTGAGCAGGGGGTGTTGTTCAACCCAAGTGGTCAGGCCGGCATGGGCACTTTCATTCCGGGGCTGTACGGCAATGCCGGCGCCCAGCCAGACAACCGCGACCACGTTGAGGTTTGGCGTTTTGATGATGGCGGTTCGCTGGTCTACGACTGGCAGGCCAAGAGCTACACCATCACCCTGCCGACCGGCACGGTGACGATCAAAGTCGGCAGTACAGGACTCGTCGTTACGGATAACGCGGTGACAGTGAAGTCGGGAACGATCGATCTTGAGGGTGCTGTGAACATCAAGGGGCCGGTCAATATCGACGGTTCGTTACACGTCACCGGTAACATCGACGGCGACGCGAACATCATGGCCGTCGGCAGTAGCGACAATCACCACAAGCATTAATCACCCATCCAGCCCGCCCAGTGCGGGCTTTTTTATGCCCGGAGGAAACCCATGGCTAAGAACAATGAGCAGGCGGTTGATGAGCAACTGCCGTCACCGATTCGCCAACCCGTGCCAGCTCAACTGCAAACGCCGGATCTGCTGTTGAAGTTCCGCGACACGGTCTTCACCTCGCGCACCTTGTGCATCCCTGGCACGAATCGAACGCTGTCGGTGGTCAAGGCCACTGTCGAGGTGTCGGCGTCTGATGAACAGGCGGTCACCTACCTGAAATCCCATCCCGAAATTGAACCGCCGGAGTGACGTAAATGATCGGAATGGATCGCCACACCGGCCAGCCCATTGCCGATTTGCCAAGCGTTATTCAGTCGATCGGCGACATCCTCAGCACGCCGATCGGCAGCCGGCGAAAGCGTCCGGAGTACGGCAGCAAGTGCCGTAGTTATGTGGACTTGCCGGTAAACGCCGGGTGGAAAAGCTCAGTTCAAGCCGAGGCGGCGCGCGCGATCGAGCGGTGGGAGCCGCGCGTGCAGCTTGGGAGCGTCCGTGTGAGATCGGTGCTGGGCGGAAAGATTGATTTTGTTGTTGCCGGCAAGTACCTGGGCAACGACTTCGTGGCCGAGGTGAGTACATGAGTATCTTGGATCTGTCCGCCCTGCCGGCGCCGGACGTGCTGGAACCGCTGGATTATGAGCTGACCTTTCAAGATTGCCTCAGCACCTTTCGGGTTGACCTGGGCGACAACTGGACGGCCAACATGGAATCCGATCCGGTGGTCAAGCTGCTGGAGACGGGGGCCTATATCAAGCTGGGTAACCGCGCCCGGGTCAACGATGCGGCCAAGGGTCTGCTGTTGGCCTACGCGATCAAGAGTGACCTTGACCACCTTGGGGCCAACGTCAATCTGCCGCGCCTGGTGATTCAAGCCGAGGATCTGACCGTTACGCCGCCAGTGCCAGAAGTGCTGGAGGAAGACGACCCGTACCGTGAGCGCATCCAGTTGGCTTACGAGGGGTTGACGACGGCCGGGCCGCGTAACAGCTACATCCTGCACACACGCAATGCCTCGGGGCTGGTGGCTGACGCCTCGGCCGAAAGTCCATCGCCGTGCAACGTTACGGTAACGGTGCTTAGCACTGAGGAAAAAGGCGAGGCCAGCGCCGAGTTGCTGGACGTGGTGCGGCTGGCACTGAATGACGAAGACGTTCGGCCGGTCGGTGATCGGGTCACGGTGCAAAGCGCGCAGATCCTCGACTACCGCATTGATGCCATTTTGCACATGAGCAGCGCTGGCCCTGAGGGTGAAGCCAGCCGGGCGGAAGCCGAGCGGCGACTGGCTGCATGGATCAATCCCCGCAAGCGGCTGGGGGTTGAGGTAGCCCGGTCGGCGGTGGATGCGCAGTTGCACGTTGCCGGCGTCTCGCGGGTCGAGCTGACCGGATGGGAGGATCTGGCCCCCACGAAGGCGCAGGCGGCGTTCTGTACGGGTTACACGGTGAAGCTGGCGGGGGAAGCATGAGAAGCCTTCTGCCGAGCAATAGCACGCCACTGGAGCGGGCAATCGAGGCGGCTTTTTACGAGCGCACGATTGTCCCGCTGCGCACGCTGTACGACCCCGACACTTGCCCGGCTCAGCTGTTGCCGCATCTGGCGTGGGCGTGGTCTGTCGATCGCTGGGATTACCGGTGGTCAGAAGCAACCAAGCGCGCGGCCATCAAGGCCTCTTTCTACATCCACAAGCACAAGGGCACGATCGGCGCGCTGCGCCGGGTGGTCGAGCCGCTGGGCTATTTGATCGAGATTGTCGAGTGGTTCAACACCGTGCCCGAGGGCGTGCCGGGCACCTTCGCGCTGAAGGTCGGCGTTCTCGATACCGGCATCACCGAGGAAATGTATAAGGAGCTAGAGCGCCTGATTGATGACGCCAAGCCCGTCACGCGGCATCTGACCGGGCTGGCGATCAGCCTGGAAACACAAGGCGATTTGAATATTGCCGTGTCCCTTTACGAAGGCGACGAAATCGACGTTTACCCGCCCGTCATGCGTGACATCGAGGTCACCGGCAGCTTCGGCGTGGTCGGTCGCGAACACACCATAGACACCCTGGACGTTTATTATGATTGATGCGAATTCGCAGTTTTTCGCGATCCTCACGAACGTGGGGATGGCCAAGCAGGCGAACGCCGACGCGCTCGGCATTCCCTGGCTGATCACGCAAATGGGCGTGGGGGATGCCAACCCGAACGGGCTGGCCGACCCGCCCAACCCGGCGCCGGCCGCCGGACAAACCAAGTTGCTCAACGAGTGGCGCCGCAAGCCGCTCAACCAACTGAAGATCGACCCGGTCAACCCGGCCGTGATCATCGCCGAGCAGATCATTCCTGCCGATGAAGGCGGTAAGTGGATCCGCGAAATTGGTCTGTACGACGCGGACGGGGATCTGGTGGCGGTGGCCAACTGCGCGCCGAGCTTCAAGCCGTTGCTGTCGCAGGGTTCGGGCCGCACGCAAATCGTGCGCATGAATTTCATCGTCACCAGTACCAGCAGCATTCAGCTCAAGATTGACCCGGCGATCGTGCTGGCCTCGCGGGCCTACGTCGACGCGGCCATTCTGGAAGTGTTGCCGAAGAACAAGACGCCCGGCCAGTTCACGCGCGTCAAGGTCAACGATCGCGGCGTTTTTGTGTCGGGCGACAACCCGGAAACGCTCGCCGGCATGGGCATCAAGGACACTTACACCAAGACCGAAATCGAGGCGATGATTGCGCAGGCCTCGGCGCTGCCAGTGGGCGCCATGGTGGCGTTTCCGCTGGACAAGGTCGCGCCCGGGTTTCTGGAGCTGGACGGCAGTGTTAAGAGCATTGCGGTGTATCCCGATCTGGCCGCGTTCCTCGGCACCGCCTCTAACAAAGGCGGCGAGGGGGCGGGCAATTTCCGCCTGCCGGAATCGCGCGGCGAGTTCCTGCGCGGCTGGGATCATGGGCGCGGTGTTGATGCTGGCCGTGAAGTGGGCAGTTCTCAGCTCGACGCTTTGCAGAACATTACGGGCACCTTAAATACGCGAGCCTTGAACACTTCGGGTAGCGGCACGCTCATTGTCGGTAACGCATCTGGCGCGTTTGTAGCTGCGGAAAAGGCAGGTGGCTCGGCGGGCACTATGGCTCTTGCTACCACTGGAGCAGTGACTAACCCGGTGGACATCTACACATTAGATGCCTCGCGCGTAGTCCGGACATCGACCGAAACCCGTGGCCGAAACCTGGCGGTGATCTGGTGCATTAAGGCGTGGAATGCGCCCATCAATCAGGGAAACATTGATATTGCCGCGCTCGCGGCGTTGGCGACTCAGGCCACCGAAATCAAGCTCGGTACGGCCAGGATCGCCACGCAGGCGCAGGCCGATGCGGGCACCGATGACGCCACGATCGTGACCCCGAAAAAACTGCGCTGGGGGTTTCAGATCCAGAAAGCCGCTAACGGCTACATCGTGTTTCCCTCGTGGCTTGGAGGTCTGATTATCCAGTGGGGCAATAACACCGCAAACGCGGCTGACACTTTGGTGAACTTTCCAATCCAATTTCCAACCGCGCCGTGTTCGCTGGTATTTGGGCAAAATGAAGGAACCTTGTCCTTTCAGGCGAACTACTTAGTTAACACCGGTTTTAAATACCGTAACGCCGGTGCGAGTTATCCGGATGCCTTTACTTGGATCTGCATCGGTTACTGAGGTGAGCCATGAAGTACGCAGTATTTAACGAAGATTTGACCTTGCGGACGTGCCTGATTAGCGGGGTTCATCAGATCCCCGCTTCGGCGATCAAGGTCGATGACGGCCTTTTTCTTCGGATCACTCAGGAGACTGACGGTATCTGGTGTTTGGTCGACGGGGAGGTGGTCAAGGGCGAGCGTCCGGCACCGGTGCCGGATTATGCGCAGCTAGTCGCCGTTGAGCGTTACAAGCGCGAAGCCACTGGCGTCAGCGTCGACGGCCTGCAAATCGAAACGACGCGTGACAGCCAGGCGCTGATTGCCAGTACCGGATTGTCTGCCGTTTTCGATCCCGAATATCGCTGCAACTTCAAGACGGTGACGGGCTTTGTCGAGATTGGCTCGGCGCAGATCATCGCCATCGCCAAGGCGGTGCGGGCGCACGTCCAAGCCTGTTTTGACCGAGAGCTGACGCTGTTGCGCGCGATCGAGGCGGGCGAGTTTCACGACGACATGCTGTCGCAAGGCTGGCCGGATTCCTCGCCGGCAGATCCTGCCGAGCTGCAATAAACGCCCCGTACTGACGGGGCGTTTTCTTTTCCGTTACGCGTAATACGAACACCCTCACAGCCTCGCTTATGCGGGGCTTTTTCGTTTCTGGAGATTGACCCTTATGAGTGGTTTCTTTCACGGCGTCACGACCACGCTGATTGATACCGGTGCGCGCACTATCTCGCTGCCGTCGTCCTCGATCATTGGTCTGTGCGACACCTTCACCCCCGGCCTTCTCGGCGGCGGCACGGCCAAGGCTGGCGAGCTGATGTTGATCACGACCGAGCGCGAGGCGATCGCCGCCTTCGGTGCTGACTCGGCTATCACCAAGGCCTGTCAGGCGATCTATGTGCGGGCCAAAGCGGTGATCGTCGCCATCGGCGTGCCCAAGCTGGAAGACGCTGCGCTGCAAACCTCGGCGATCATCGGCGGCGTGCTGGCCTCGGGTCAGCGTACCGGCCTGCAAGCGCTGCTCGATGGCAAGAGCAAGCACAACGCGCAACCTAAGCTGCTGATCGCCCCCAAGCATTCGGCAACCCAAGCGATCGCGACGGCCATGGATGCATTGGCCGGCAAGCTGCGCGCGATCGCGATTATCGACGGCCCTAACACGACCGACGAAGCGGTGATTGAGTACGCCGAGAACTTCGGCAGTAAGCGCCTGTATCTGGTCGATCCGGGTGTGCAGTTCTGGGACACGGTCACCAGTGCGACGATCGACGCGCCGGGTTCGGCGTGGGTCGCGGGGCTGTTCGCCTGGACTGACGAGACTTACGGCTATTGGGCCTCGCCGTCGAACAAGGAGTTTGTCGGCATCACCGGCACTTCGCGCCCGGTCGAGTACCTGGACGGCGACGCGACTTGCCGGGCCAACCTGCTCAACAACGCCAATATCACCACGATCATTCGCGACGGCGGTTATCGCCTGTGGGGCAACCGCACGCTGTCGAGCGATTCGAAATGGGCATTCGTCACCCGCGTGCGTACCTCTGACATCCTGATGGATGCGATTCAGGCGGGGCACAAGTGGGCGGTCGATCGCTCGATCACCAAGACCTACGTCAAGGACGTGACCGAAGGTCTACAGGCGTTCATGCGCGACCAGAAGAACGCCGGCGCGATCATCAACTTTGAAGTCTACGCGGACACCGAGCTGAACACGGCCAGCCAGATCGAGCAGGGCAAAGTGTATTGGCGCATTCGCTTCACCGACGTGCCGCCGGCGGAAAACCCGAATTTTATGATCGAGGTCACGAACGAGTGGCTGACCGAAGTGCTTGAAGCCTAAGGGGGCTTATCAATGATTCCTCAAGTTCTGAAGAACATGAACCTGTTTGTCGACGGCGTCAGTTTCTCCGGCGACGTGCCGACCCTGACGCTGCCCAAGCTGACCCAAAAAGTCGAGGACTACCAAGGCGGCGGCATGTTCGCCCCGATCGAGTTCGCGGTGGGTCTGGAAAAAATCGAGTCGGCCTTTACCACCAACGGCGTGCGCCGCGAGGCGCTGAAATTCTTCGGTCTGGCTGATCAGACCGCCGCCAATCTGGTGTTCCGTGGCGCCTTCGCGGATCTGAAAGGCCGCGTGACGCCGGTGATCGTCACCATGCGCGGCGGTGTGAAAGAGGTGGATATGGGCGACTGGAAACCGTCGACTGTGGGTGAAATCAAGCACGGCGTGAAGATCACCTATTACAAGCTCGAAATCGACGGGCGCGTGATGTTCGAAGTTGACCCGCTCGCCATGATTTTTGTGGTGGATGGCGTTGA